AACTATGCAGGCCCATCATAAGCATAATATTTGGATTTACTTTGAGCATTGTAATCTCAAACTCCCTTAGACATTATACTTATGGTGGACCTGGGGGGATTCGCACCCCCGTCCAGAACACTTTTCTCTTTGCTTCATACAGCAATAACTTATATTTACACTCGAAATGATTCGCCACACCCACAACGATCTTTTTCGTTTGGATTTAAAAATTCAAATCCTTCATTAAGTCCGTTACGGACCCAATCCATGGTTAACCCATTTAAATAAACTAAACTTTTAGCATCTATCAATAAGACAAACTCTGGGTGGCCGAAATTGGTCACGCCAACCTCTGCTACATACTTATCAACGTATTCTAACACGTAGGCCAATCCACTGCATCCTGTAGTTTTAACACCTATCCGAATACCTACACCACGCCCACGCTTGGTTAACTGTTGTTTAATCTTTTTAGATGCTGTGTCGGTTACGGTAATCATCTACTGCCGCTTTGATAGCATCTTCTGCTAGAATCGAACAATGTATCTTGACTGGCGGTAGGGCTAGTTCTTCGGCAATTTCACTATTTTTAATAGATGATGCTTGATCAAGACTCATACCTTTAACCATTTCAGTAATAAGAGAACTTGATGCAATGGCCGATCCGCACCCGTATGTTTTAAAACGTGCATCAGTAATAATGCCATCTTCTACTTTAATTTGAAGTTTCATTACATCGCCGCAAGCAGGTGCGCCAACCATACCAGTACCAATACTAGGATCACTCTTATCAAAAGATCCGACATTCCTGGGATTTTCATAGTGATCAATAACCTTATTTGAGTAGGCCATTATTTACACTCAATATAGATAGCTTGAACAAATTGCCCATATTGGTTTTTAACCCAACCAAAGTTCTCAAATGGATATGTACCTTGTGGACATTGAATAAAGGGAGAACCTTGTGCAATTGGTGGTTGAACAATGACAGTAGGAGGATCAGCAGGTCGATTATTATTTGCAATGGCAGCACCTACAACTCCACCGATGATCAAAGGAACAAATACCTGTCCCCAATTTCCACTGTGGTGGACAACTCTCGGCCCGTGATGGCCGTGATGCCCATAATGTCTATGTTGTGCTGACGCTGTGCCAACAAGGGCAAAAGATAAAACAAGTGCAGTCAATAATTTTTTCATAACTTTCTCCATGATGTATATATAACGCCTTAGCCCTATATTACGTTGACAAAAGTGACGGAATCTCTAGGGCTTTTGGAGTCTCCGCCTAACTACAAGGCCTTTCACCTTGGCAACCTGCTACGCAAGTTTACCCCTAGAGATATTTACTTTTTCTTTTTTAAAACTCGTTTAGCAGTGGCCTTAACAGACCTTGGATGATGAGCTCGAAATTTAGCCATTATCGTTTCTTCTTGGCAGCTCGTTTGGCTGCTCGTTCTACTGGTGTTGGGTTTTTACGTGACATAATTTTTCCTTATTAAAAGTAATATACTGTATTTAATTAATTCTACTGTAGTTCAGTACCGTACCGGAACCGTACATGCCTTCAGCAAGCATTTTACATTCCCAATCGTTGTTAGCATTAACTATGACGTCGGCAGTCTGATACTGATTAAGTCTAACCCAAACACGATATTGATACATGATTAACTCCGTTGAATATTTTGAGCCTGTTTACCATTTGGACCATCTGTAACTTCAAATTGGACATGTTCGTCTGTTTTCAAAGTTCTATAGCCCTCCATTTGAATTTGGCTAAAATGTGCAAACACATCGTCACCACCTTCGTCTGGTACAATAAATCCAAAACCTTTGGAATTATTAAACCATTTTACTTTACCCTGTTGCATTACTGCTTCCTCTTGTTACTATTATACTGGATTTTTACCAGTTTGTCAACCATTATGTTTTACTTGGGCGCCAGCAACTTACCCAATTTGCGTTATTAGCGCCTGTTCCGTTTGGATAAGATTTGGTTATATCGCCATCGTCTGGGTTGTTTTTGCCACCGCTAGGAGTTTGGTTTCCCCCTACAAATGTATATTTTCCATTTTGAGCAGTATAAACAAAGTTAACGTGTCTATAACTCCAAAATGCAATATCGCCGGGCTGGGCTTGATCTTTGGGAACTTGTGTAGCGTTCCATTTTCCTGGACTGGTTGTAATTGCAGCCGCTGACGCAGTTTGGAAATATCGATATCCGCAACTCTTTAATGCAAAATTAATAAATCCCATGCACCATGCTGTTTGGTCTGTGGTCCAAGGACTGCTTTTTGGATATCCTAAATTCTCCCAAACGCCTGTGATTGTGGGATTACTAGGTTTGCCGCCTTGTCCTGTTTCACGCCACTTACCTGCGCCAGCCTCATCAAGACATTTTGACAAGAATGGTACAAGACTAGAAAACGTAGTATCTGTTGATATTGTTGATACTGCCGCAGTAGCAGTAGTAGCATCATCAATTGTACCAGCATAGTTGGCCTTAACTCCGTCTGCAGCCGCCGCCGCATTAAAAAATTCATTAGGTTGCCCAGTCTGAGCAGCAACATAGGTATTAACCTGCGCTGTTACTTGTTCTACTACTACAGGATCTAACTCTACAGATACAGATACGCTAATCCCACCAAAGGTTCCGCTACCTCCAGGTGATTTCCAAAGAGCAATTGGGACGTTATTAGCGTAGACGTTACCGCTGTGATATACATCAGCAACGTGTACAACTCCGTGATTATTTCCCCCTGGTATATATGGCATACTCCAATCTCCTAATACTGTATTTAACGAAGGGCAATGCCAGTAGTGCCTTCGGTATATTGTGTAGCAGCTTCGCCTTTGCTTTCTACAACAAAGAATGTATTAGCTTTGCTTATAGTGATAGAACCATCTTTGCCCAGAAAAACCCATGGGATCATTCCCAGGCCCTGTCCATTCATGGTTAAGGCCAGCGGCCGATTAATAGTGATAGTTTCGTTGTCTTCTTTTTCAAATTTAGCAATGATTTCGTCACCGTTAATTAATTTGATACTTACTACATCTCCTGATGAGAATCCTTTATTGATTAACATATTATTCCTCGTTTTCTTCTTTAGGTAATTGACACAAAGCTTCGAGCGTTTTGTAATGCTCGTAGGCTTTTTTGAGAGCCGCGAAGTGCTCTAGTTTTGCAGGGTCAGGTTGAAGTATGGCAAGACGATTATTGATTCCTTCTAATGTCTTAGCAATACTAACACCTTTAATCTTAACATCGCCTTCAAACTCTGCATCACCTGAGACTTTTAAACCTGGAGTTGGACTAGTTGTCCCCCAGTTTACATTATTCCAGCTAGTGCCATTCAAGCCGCTGGTTAGAACACTTCCGGAGCTACCGATTGTGTAGTTACTACTACTGCTACCACTGATAGTTATACTAGATGGTATAGTACTGTATGGTGAGTAGGTGTATGAGTTCATACTGCTAGTATCTATAGTAATAGTGTCGTAATCTACATCACTAGGTAGATCAATGGTATTTTCATCTGTAATAGGATCATCCATTTAAATGCGCCTTTAGTTCAGTAAACCCTCCGATGAGCTGGTCATCGATAAAGATTTGTGGTACTGTTCTTGCTGTAGGAATTGCTTCTAATAATTCTTCTTTAGAATATCCATCACCGATTTTCTTTTCTTGAAATGGGATACCCCGTTGTTTTAATAATGCCTTTGCCTGATCGCAAAATGGGCAGTGGTACTTCGACCACACAATTGCTTTAGTCATTTAACTTCCTTATAAATCTGGTAATTCTTCGTAGCTAACTGAATCACTCATAACACCAATAACATAATTGGTGCTTTCGTTTTCTTGTAATGCAGTTTGTTTTTTATTAATGTTAACGTGCTTGTTGAACCAAGGGATAGGACTCATCTTTGGATGATCTTCAAGATACTTGATACCAATTTCTTTTAATCTTGTAAATGCAGTATAGTCAACAAAGTCTTTTAATATGCTGGCATTCAATCCAATGACCACACCCTTCTTAAACAGGTATTCAGCCCAGGCCTTTTCTTCCTGAATAACTTCCATATACATAGCGTATACTTCTGCTTCACACTCTTTTTCAATTTCAATAAAGTCTGGATCGTCTTTGGGTACATTGTTGATCAACCAACCAGTCCACTCTGCGTGAAGTAGTTCGTCTTGTAGAATCAAGCTGATGATGTTACCATTACCTATGTAAATCTTATTCTCTACCATTGCTAGGCTAGTAGCAAAGCTCACCATGAAGCGTAGAGCCTCCAATGCGTAACTTGCGTGTAGTGCCATCCATATGGCTCGCTTGTGAGTATGGAGTCCAACATCTTCACCCAACTCTTTACGGCTGTTAAGAATATGAAGGTCTTCATAGTAACGACCAACACTAGCAGCCATACCAGCAATTTCAGCCGTGTCGTGAATCTTGTTAAACTCATCTTTAGGTACTCCGTAGACGTTACGAATAATGTGACTATAGCTCTTGCTGTGAATACTTGTTTCGAAGAAACTCCAGGTAAGTGTCAGTGCTTCGAGTTCTGGAATTGAACTAACTGGTCCAAACACTTGGAAAGGCGCTCGACCTTGAATGCTGTCTAGGGCAGTTTGCCTTAGCAGGTTACTGGTAAAGATATGTTTAACAGCATCACTGGCTTCTTTGTGATCCATTTTGTCTTTGGTAAGACTAATCTCTTCAGGTACCCAGAAAAAGCCACGAGCAAGTTCTTCGTACTTCTGTAGTTTAGGATATTTAACTTCCTCGAAGCGTTGTACTGTTACAGGCCCAGCAGGGTCTAGAAACATAGTTCGTTTAAGATAATTTGTCTGTTTTGAAAAATCGTATTGTGCTTTTGACATAGGGATTAATAAGTGTTCATTACTGACCAGTTCTCTAATTCTTCTGACCATTCGTACACTTTTCCATCTGTTGGATAAGGTACTCCTGGTTCCCAACCACAGATTGTTTCATTAAAGGTCCAACCCTTGGGATGAGCTAGTGCCATTGTATATTCAATTAGTTTGGCTCGTTCTTCTGCACTAAACGGTACTTCTGTATATACATCTCTAACAATGTCATCTTGACCTAGTTGATATGAAACCTGTATGTAAGCATATGGTCCAGGTACCGGAGCATTTACACGCTCGAATACTTTTAATGTATCTGGGAGATTATCTGGATCAAACGTAGGGTCTACTTGCTTTAAATTATCTTCGAGCATTGGATGATCTACAATTTG